CAAGGGACTGATGCGCTGTCTGGAGAATTGTATCTTAAGGCAATCTTTTCGTTGAATGGCAAGCGTCTAATTGTAGACGTGACTGAGAGCTCTTTCATTCTACGAGATACCAAAGAAGCTCGAGAAGCATTTGTATGCAAGTTGCGTGATGCAATAGCTACAAAGATTGCATCTGAGATATTGTTGTCTGTTATGAGTCAAGTGAAGCTATGAAGTATGTTCTTGTATTCCTGATGTTCTCTACAAGAGGGATGGTCGGTTACGGCGGTCCTGCAACAGCAGAATTTGAAAGTCGTGAAGCTTGTCAGCAAGCTCAACTGAGCATTGCGTCTGAAGTAGATTCGCGCATCAAGAGCGTTTGCCTCAATAAGCAGACAGGGACAAAAGATTGATATGCCAAAGCGTATTCCAATCAAGACTGCAAAAGAAGTCGCAGAGAAGCATGACCTAACGCAGGTATTGCTTATTGGCTACGATGGCGATCGCGTCCATATTGTGACGTATGGCAAGACAAAGGAAGATTGTGCAGCGGCAGCACGCGCACAAGACTTCTGGACAGGCAAGATTAGAGAGTTTTCATTCAAAGGAGACTACAATGCTGGCAAATAGCTATAAGACAGCTGATGACTTGGGCATCAAGGAAGTCGAGCGGAATGCCCTTATCGACATTTTGCACCGTCTCGAGTGCGGAGAACTAAAGATCGAGAATGGACCTCAGGTAGAGCTTATCCAAGGTGAGTTTGTTGACATTCCGCTGAACAACAACTCAATTCGAATGGATAAATGGTTTACGCGTCATGAATGTGGAACAGTCGGATGTCTTGCTGGGACTGCTCATATCCAGACGAATGGTGAAGCTTTCCCAGAATTGGGATTGTTTTCCCGTCGTGGCTCTCGTGATGTTGACGATTGGGCACGGGCTTACATTTCTGTTGCAAAGGATATGCAAAAGCGTATTCCTTACACGCTTTGGCATTTGTTTATGTCACATCGAGACAGTCATGAAATGATCACAAAGCGTCTACGTCAGTTCTTGACGACAGGAAGCAGTCTGTGACACAAAAGCATCCATCGCATAAGACGCGGTATTCAGACTCGTCCTACTATGACGAGATTTGTATTCATTGTGGAGCAACAGATATCGTTCCTGGTGGCTGGGGCAAGCTTGCTGATCCCTGTCCAAAAGAACCAAAGAAGGAAAGCAAGTGAGCACGTTCTTGGTAATGGTGACCTGCGCGTATGTCTCGTCCTGTCCATTGACATCTCCTTTTAAGATAAAGGTCAGCGCAATGGACGACAGGGCGTGTCACCAGATGGTATGGGATAGGATTGCAGCGCTACATCTCAAACGGAAACAATTCGTTGTAAAGTGCAGCAAAGAGTAGATGCTAACACGACGTTCTTTTCTGTGTGGTATTGGGTGTTTATTTGCAACACCTGCATTGTCTTGGAGTTACGGATTTACACCAAAACAGATCATTGAACGTAAAGAGTACGCAAATCAAACGTTTGATTTCAGAGATAAAGACCACTACACTCTGTACCTGTGTTGTACTTTTAAGTGTTGTACGTTTCAATGGGACAATGCAGGCTACCTTGCATTTGATGATTGTTTATTTGTTGGTTCTCCTATAGACCTCACTATTCCAAATACAACTATGATTGTGCATCATGTGGCTTTTATGGGGAGTGTTATAGTAGATGGTGACAACCGTTCTTGTTTGTCTGCATTGGTATCTTAGTTAACTAAAAGGATGTACGAATGTCGGACTCTATCTTCAGCATGACGCCTATTGAACGCGCGCTTGACGTTGCAACCTACTTCGGACAGATCGATGGCGCGCATCACAAAGCGTGGGTTATCGATCAGATGGTACGCGCGTTGACAGACTGTCCCATTGTGAAAGCTACGGCGGAAGATAGCAGAGGCAATCCGTATGAGTATGAGACGTTCGGAGAGTCTGAAGCTTACAAGAAATTGATTGCTGATTACAAGATGGGCAAAGACGGTCCGGATACCTACAGTTGGGATGTTGGTATCGTCCCATAAGGAATTGTAGAATGAGCTGTGAGAAGCACGCGCTGGGTATTCCCGGATACAGTTTGGAGGAACTTGCGATCAAGCTAGGTGATCTTCGTTATGATCATTTAGATATGTTTCTACAATTGTTGTCTGATAAGCTACTAGATGATGCGGCTGCAGATGCTGAGCGAGACCGTCCCAAGCTATGTTACCAATTGTATAAGGCAGGAGCAAAGGTAGCTTGGGCAGGTTACCATATCTCTAATGCTTGGTACTACTCCAAACCGCATATGGATGTTAAACAAGACAATGTCTAAGCGTCGCGTGTATACTCCTGTAGCAAGCTGGCATGATGATATTAGGGTCCATGTACCCTCTTGCACTGTCTACGAAGCAGAAGATTCTCAACAATTCTCAGGGTTGTATGATGCAAACGGCAATAAGTTGATGGTATCTGTTCGATCCGAGCCAATAGGATTTGTGTATCCGTCAAAAGATGACGTATGAATTGTTAATTCAACCATTAGAGGTGTAGCTATGCTGGGTTCTTTGGATTGGGTAAGTCCGGGTCGTAAGGTCGTCTGCATTGATAATCATCCGACGATCGGCTTCGACTGGGAAGCGGGATCGCAGCCATCGCTTGACACAGTCTATACAGTTCGCGCGGTCGGTCCGACCGTTTACGGTGGTCTGGGTATCATGCTGATGGAGATCAAGTTGTGGTCGCCCAAGCGCAATTGCGAATTGTTCTACCGCGCCGGTCGCTTCCGTCCGGTTGTATCTCGCGAGACAGACATTTCAGATCTTCAAGCTCTGCTGAACCCCAACAACCACAATGAGCTGGCGTGATGAATATCAACGCAGTCGAGCAATGCATCAAGCTTCTTGAGGCTGGGGGCTTTTCCCAGCCTCAAACTAATGAGCAGATCGCTTATTCGCTGGGCTGGACTTCCTATGAGCATCCGGACCGACCCGCAGAAAACCTCTGGTTGGATCCGGGCGGATTGGTTACAGACCTGCCTGAGTTCACGACCTCTTTAATTGACGCAATGTCTGTGCTGCCAAATGGTACAAAGCTAGACATGGTCTTGCGCGCAGACGGGACGGGATATGCTTGCGTATGGACCAAGCATGGATGTCGTTCCACAAGTCAGGACACCTTGACTAAAGCTCTACTGATTGTTGCTCTCAAGGCATGTATCTTACAGGAGGTTTGATGTCAGCTGGTAATGTCATTGGGATCATGAAAGGTTACCTAGCTCTACTTGGGTTGTTGCTTGTTTCTTTTTTCACTGGCATGATTGTTGGTGGGATACTTTTCTAATGAAAAAAGACATTCTCGAGAAGCTTGAAGACTTGCACAAGCAAGCGATCACAGAGCACAGTCATTTCTATGTAGCGTCGGTTGTTCATGAAGCCATGAAAGAGATTGAACGCTTACGCGAGTTTGAATTCATGTATAAGAGTTGCAGCAAATGACAGACCATTTCAAAGCATCATCTGCGACAGCACGTGTTCAGATCCTTCTTGAAATTCCTGTAGGTGGTAGCTGGGAAGGAACTTGTAGTTTAGACCAGATCTATCGCCAAGCAGGACGCGAGGCTGCAAATGCAGTTGAGAACGCTTTACATGATAGGTTTGGACAGTCTATCCGCATATTGAATACAAAGGTGACTGCGGTTTCAGCAGTATCGGAAGACTTTAGGTGATTGCACTATGACGCAGATAGAATCAGTAAAAACAATTGTTATTGACACACTCAAGACAAAGCCATCTCGAGTTGTATTTGTGGACATCGATGGTCCAATGATTCCATTCAGCCTGTTCCTGATTGACCGTATGGCTTCCTTGAAGAGGACTATCGCTCCTATCCCAGTCGCAGTCCTAAACCGATTGTGTGAGCGATCTGGTGCTAAAATTGTATTCAATACAACACACAACATCTCGTTGAGTGATGCTCCAGATATTGATGTCGCTTGTGTGAACGCGGGATTGAATCCTGAGTACATTCATCCTGACAAGGTCACGCTATATCCATCTTTGGAACGTGGGGACTCTGTTGTTGAGTGGTTGCGTCGTCATCCAGAAACAACGGACTGGATCGCCTTTGACGATGCACGGTTCACAGATGCGGATAACTTGATTTGGATCGACCCTGATGCTGGCTTGCATCTCGGACATCTAAATCTAGCTTTGGATCGTTGGAACTGTACTCAATTCATCATCTTGTAAAGGGGAACACAATGGTGACCGATCCTGTTATCTTCCATGCCAAATTGTATGAGTGGCAACCCAATCCGTTGCGCTTTCAACAATCACCTGTTGTCGACGATGGCCTTGGTATTTGGCGAGCAGAGGACAGCGTCGCTAAGTATGTGGTTGTGAAGCTGTTCAATGAATATGCCGCGTATGTTCTTCCATCTGCGAAAGATGTTCATCCGCAAGCACTTGCTAACTCGAAGAGAATCAGCACAATCGGACTGCCACTCTTTCTTTCCTTAGAAGATGCGGTTATCGCTTGTGAGCAATGGCGTGATAAACAGGAAGCTTAAGATAGGCATGACATCGCTTTACGGCCTCTATACGCTTCGGAAGCTGTTAGAGGACGGTGGATGCTTTGTTACGGAACTGATTACGGAAGTTCCGATGTCGAAAGCGGCACTCTATCAATTCTTGTACAGGTTCCAGAGGAATGGCTGGATAGAAACAAAGATGTTCGATACTAACAGCTATGGACGTCAATGTTTCTATTTGACAGAGAAGGGACAGCAAGAGGTCAAGAAGATTCTACAACCTCTTCAGTTAGGCCATGTGTCAACAAGAAAACAATCATCCGAAGATAGATGGTGACGATGTTAATCATCGATTACATCGGTGGATTATAATACCAGTCGAACCTGATGACGGTCCCCCTTGGTGGGTTTGGATTATTAATCCCTTCACGCTTGCTGTGACCCTTCTGGCATTCGTTATCTGGTACATGCCATGACTTTTGATCGATTGTTATTCTGGGCATTCCTCCCTTCCATTGTCGTTGGAACCGCAGCATTCTTGATTTGGGCAATTTTTATCCAAGCCCCTCGTGTTGAATCCCAGCACAGAGCTTTATGTGAAGAGCATAAGATGTCATCATCATTTGTATCTATCACGCAAGGAAAGATAACAACCAAGAATTGGTTTTGTTACGACAAAGACGGACGCGTCTACTACTTTGGTAACTGACATAGATTAAACTATCGACATCATCCAATCGCATTGATGCCTTGTTGAATTTATAGTATCTGATCTCAAAGGTCAGATACATGAAGCGTCTACTTCTTCTTGCAGCATTAGTTCTTTTTCCAACGATCGCGAATGCTCAGTGTTCGGGGCAACCAGCGTCGGGATACATTTGTGGCAATCCAGCCGCCGCAAAAGGCTTGCCCACATGGGCATCCCAATCCGCTCTAATTGATCGAGCTTTTGCCGCATCGCAAGGGCAGATCCTAAATAGAAGTGCAGCGGATTGGATTTCAACTTATGATCCTGTCTTAGGCAAGAACGGCACTGCTGCGGGATCGCTGACTTTCCAAAGTGCAACATCAGGCAGTGCAAAGCTATCGCCTCAAGATGGTAGTGCTTCGGTATTGCTGTTGCCCACACAATCGGGCACGCTTGTCTCTAATACAGCGTCTCCGTTGTCTATTAATTCAGCAACGGGCGCTCTTTCTTTGTTGACTCCATTGCCTTTAGAGTTCGGAGGAACTGGATCTGATTTATCTGCAACCGGTGGAGCTAATCAGATTGTTCAGCAAGCTACAGCTGGGGGTCCTTTCTCTGTAGGGACAATGTCTACAACGATAAATGGTACTATTTGTGTTGTAGGCAGTTCTTGTACACCAACCTCCGCAGCTTCTTCGATCACAGTAGGTACAACTGGTATTGTCGGTGGGACAACTGGTGGAGTTCTTTATGATAACGCTGGAGTTCTCGGCAGCTCAAATAACCTAGCCAACGGTGTTGTTACTACTACTGTATCTGGTCCTGTCGTAGCTGTGACGCTTCCTAGCGCGGTACAGTCGAACATTACACAAACAGGAACGTTGACTGGAGGAGCAACAGGAGCGGGATTCTCTCTTGACTTCGGGACATCAACTCTGTTGGGAAATATCCCTTTAAGTCATGGTGGGACTAGCGCGAGTCTTACAGCAAATAACGGCGGTATCTTCTATTCGACAGCAACTGCTGGCGCAATCTTAGCCGGAACAGCGACTGCAAATCAGCCACTTCTATCAGGTGCTAGTGGTGCGCCTTCTTGGGCATCTTGGACTGCTCCCACAACTGTTGCACAAGGAGACTTATTGTATGGTTCTGCTGCCAATACGGTTGCAGGACTTCCCAAGAATACAACAGCGACTCGATACCTGTCTAACCAAGGGACTTCTAATGGTCCGTCGTGGTCGCAAGTCAATCTCGCAAATGGTGTAACAGGCAACCTTCCTGTTGCTAATTTGAATGGAGGGACAGGAGCTTCTGCTTCTACATATTGGCGTGGTGATGGTACTTGGGCTGCGGGCAACAATGGTACTGTTACAAATATAGCGACATCCGGATGTGTCACGGGCGGTCCTATTACGACTACAGGAACCGTGGGACTGAACGCAAATTGTATTGGCTACACGATGGCCCAGTACAGTGCTGGAGGTACAAGCAACGATACAGCAGGAGTTCAAGCAGCTTATACAGCATGTAACGCTGCTGGCGGATGTACGCTGTCTTGTGCTACAAATGTTCTTTACACAATAGACACAATCACAGTTAGCTCCAATACAACTACCACTGGGTGTCGTTTCAAACAACGCACTCAGGGAAGCCATATGTTTAACATTATCGGTGTTTCTAATGTGCGCTTTTTGTTTAGCACATTCATTGGAAACACAACATCGACAGGAGTCCTTGCCCCCATTTCGGGAGACGTTCCTCTATGGGTTGTGAATTCGACTGGGGTGTGGAGTCAGGGTAACTACTTCACACTATTCGGACTTTATGATCTGTATGCTCAAGGATCAACGGAAGTACATGTAAACAATAACTATTCTTATGGGGTTGCTTTTGGACCACGTTTCTTGTGCACAAATTACATTGATGTAACAGGCAACACGTACCAAACGACATCGCTATCGCCATCAGGGTTATCTCCTGTTGCAGGTCAGTTCGCTATTGGCCCCGGTCTTGATAGTGATCCTTGTGGCGTCAATAAGTATTTCCGAATAGCTAACAATGCTGTTATCAACTTCCCATATTCACAAGCTTACCTTGTGCACTCAGGTCAGTTCGGGACTATTGCTAACAATGTAGGCCAAAATGTCAGCATGTGCGTTAGTGTGAATACATTCAACAATAATGATGTTATTACGAATGTTTCAATAACAGGGAATGCATGTGAAGCGAGTGTTGGGTACACATTGCCTACTGTCAGCAACAATGGCATCACTGTACATGGGGGCCCCGGTATTCCTTCTCCTATCGCTGTTTCTGTGACAGGAAACGCGCTTTCTTCGTTTAATCGAAACTCAACAGGTTCTCCGACTAATTCTGGATGTATTACAATTGACAGCTCTATTGCTGTAACAATCACAGGGAATTCACTTCAAGCATGTGGATCAAATGGGATTTCTGCAAACCGTGTTGAGCGCAGCTTTATGATATCCGGGAACTCAATTGATACGGTTTTAGCCGGAGGAGGACAATCTAATGGTGTGAACATTGTTGACGTTGGAAGTTCTGGAATGATATCTGGAAATCAGTTTTATTCTATGGGCATCAATGTCAACAATGCTGGTGCTTCGACAACTGTGAAATTCACAGGTCTCAACAATTGCTTGTCAGTAACTACGTGTAACTAAGCGTAGGATGGTTAGGTATGGCCGATCCACAGACTACCAATAGATCTTATAACGTTCCAGTCACAGGTTCAGACGTAGGGACTTGGGGCGTTAGCCTTAATGAAAATTTCAGCAAGATTGATAACAATCTTGGCGGGTTGTTGATTTTGACGCTGTCAAATACAACGATCTCGTTGTCTCCAACGCAAGCCCAATATGGCACAATTCAGTGTACTGGGAATGTTACAGTAGATCCAATCTATATTGTTTTCCCAGCTAACGTGACAGGCTGGTGGACCATTGGCAACTTTACAACAGGAGTTGCAACTTTTGGTATCACGTCCGCTACCGGAAACAGCGCCATATTTATGCCTCCGGGTGAGTTTACACAGATTTGTATTGGAGATTCTAGCAACCCTCAATACATGAGTTTGGGAGGCCGAATCGGTTCTTATTTGGACTTGTGTACGACAACAGTACCCTCATGGATTACATCATGTTCAGTCCCTCCTTACCTCAATTGTACAGGAGCAACTTTTAGTTCAGCGACCTATCCTGTTTTGGCAAATTTTTTGGGAGGAACAACCCTACCTGATCTGAGAGGTCGTGGGCGTTTCTATATGAATCAAACAACAAACCGAATTACCTCAGCTAACTCGGGTATTGACGGTAACACTTTGCTATCATCGGGAGGTAACGAGCTGATACAAGGTCACACGCACAACGCATCTGGAACAACCGGAACTGAAAGCCAAACACATAGTCACAGCGGTGTTGTCGTTGGTGGAACTCCAAGTACTACTGGAGGCGGTGCCTTCACTGTTGTTGGTTCCTTGATCACGGGTGATACAAATTCAGAGTCGAGAACGCATACACACACCTTCAATATTACAACGGGAAGTACGGGTGCTGGTAACTCTCAGAATATGCCTCCTGCTGTTATGAGTG